CTTTTAGTTAAAGATATTTTAATCTGCTCTAGTTCAAGTTCCTCTGCTTCATCAATTCGTAAGAATTGATTATCATCCGTTAGAGTTAAAATCAATTTTCATTTAACTTTTTTTACAGTCTCGAAATATCAAGGCGATTCTTTATTGCAAAGCCCATATTGTCGAGAGTTTTTACTGAGCCTTCAATAAAGGCCTTTTGGCTTTCAAGTAAATCCAAAATCTGTTTATCATCTGAAAGATCTGCGTCGATAAAACGTTCTCTTTGTTTATCCGTTATCTTATAATCAAACTTATAATATTCGATCCATTTCTGTTTATATAACTTGTCTACTGTTCCTTTTTGTGTTCTAATTTTACCAGCGATAGTTGCTAAATTTTCAACTAATATTTGCCTATAACTTAACGTGTATGCACTAACATCTTCTAGGTTAATACCTTCTTTTAAGTTTGCAGTAAGTTCTTTAATCTTTAAAGTCCATTCTGATCTTTGGTTTGCTAAATATTCGTCTAATTGTACAATCTTAGATTTGTTAGTTGATTGTTCTGTCATGTGGTGTTTTTTAGAATAATGAGTTATTATTAGTATTCTTCTTAATATAAACTTGACTCTTAAATTTCTTTTTGTATTTAGGAGTTATTTTAATTTCTTTTTCAGCATGTGATAAATCGGCTGCTGCAAACCCAATAATCATTTTTAGATTTTTGTGTCTTTTTCCATCTTCTTCGAATTGATCTAATTCGTCATTTACCATTTGTACGTAATCGTCTATCATAAGTAATAAGCATCTAGTCGTGAATTACTAAAATACTTATCCATTGTAGATAAACATTTATTTTTTGTTTTCCAAGCAGCGATAACTAGATCGTTTAGATCTTTAATCTTGCTAGGATATTTATCCATCTTTGATTCAGACAGAAATTTGTCCCATGTAAATACTTCTTTACCTCTTTTTAATTTTTGCATCATCTTTGATTTTCCTGCTTCGTCATTATCAAACATATATCTTATTGTTGGAATTTCGTCTAACTCTTCAGTTGATCTGGTTACAGACGCCAATGCTATAGAGTTAGGCATAAATAAGGCATCTAAAGGTCCTTCGAATACCGTACAGGGCATTTGGAAGTTTGCAGTCATGATACCAAACAAAGTTGATAACTTCTTAGAGGATATAAGCTGTTCATCCTGGAGAGGTATTTCTTTATTCATTTCCTGATATATCTTTTCTATATCGTATGTTAGATATCTTGTGTTTTTACTTTTCCTTAAAGATCTACTTTGAAATCCTATGACTTTATTTTCAGGTGCTAAGTTTAAAACTAAAATTCTTTTATCTCTAGGAGAATAAAGAAAGTTGTTAAGTTTTTTGTGTAAAAATCTATTCTTTAAATAGAAAAAAGCTGGATCACCTGGTTCTATTTCTACAAGTTTAAAAACTTCTTTAAGTTCCTTTCTTGTAGGTGATAAATCATATAAGGTTTTAAATACACCATGCTGAAGAGTGTCTACTTCATTAACAGATACTTTGTGTTCTTTAATATATTCTATAATTGCAATAGAATCTTGAGTATCTTGGAATTTTAGGTGATGATCTTTTAAAAAACCATATAGATCTGAATGTTGTCCACAATTAAAGCAGTGGAATTGTAACGTTGCCCAATATAGATTACCTCTTTTCTTATGAGTTTCACCATGCGAGTCACCACAATAAGGGCATGCCAGGTTTAAACGACCTGGCATTTCCTTAATCATGTGCTTGTTAGGGTCAGCGTGTTCTTTTACACAAACTTGTTTAACTAAACTTCTGACCTTCTGCTTTAAATCTTCTGTGATTTTTTTAGATTCCGATTTCATCTAAGAAAGAATCTAGATCATCGCTATCTGCTGATGCAGTTGAAGATTTTGTTTCTGCTGTCGTTGGAGTCGCTGTCATTGTGTCAGGGAATTCAAAGTTAGCATCGTTTCCTGTTACCGGGGTTGATTCTTTTACTGCTGCTTTTTTAGCGGCTGGTTTCGGTGTAGAAATTACAGAATCCATTGAAGAACCAGGGTTAAGATATTGTCTTAAAATACCATTAACAAAGTCAAGAGCTTCAGCATCCCATTTCTTATATCCATAAGGATCTAAAGATGGTGCTGTATCTAATTCTGCTTTAATAGATGTCATAGCTTCTTGATTTCTTTCAGCTGGCTTACCATCAATTGCAATTGCTGATCTAGTAGATGAGAATTTAGACTTATCATAGTTATTATATTCACCTTGGCGAGTAATAATAAGTTCAAAGTTCTTTCCTTCAAATAGGTCATAAATCTGAGTCGGCTCACCGAAAGCAGGTTTAGTTTCTTCTTCAATTTTCTCTTTGATTTTATATCCAAATTTAAATACTTTATAAGTACCGTCTAATTCTGGATTCTGAGGGTCTTTCACTATTTTAATAAGAGAATAATACTGCTCTCTACGCTTAAGCTTGTCGCTCATCTTACGGTCTACTGCTGAATCACTCTTACGAAGTTTGAAGAATGCATCTGCAATTGGACACTTATCTCCTACCGTTGAAGGTGAATCAATAAGTCTTCCATCGCCGTTAGCGTCAGTTAACCAGTGTACATACTTTTTAACTAGTGAATTTCTTGGGTTTGTTGGATTTGGTACAAAGCGGATAAGTGCTTTATAGGTACCATCTTTACCATCATCTGCGGATGGTTTGTAGATTTCATTTGTAGAGTTTGCACTCTTTGTCTCGTGGGTTTCAACATCGCTTACGCTTAAGTTGAAAATGTCAAATTCTGCCATTTCTTTAATTTACTTTAATTTACGTTAATGTCTTTAATTCTTTAAAAACTTATAATAGTTATACATGCAATTCTAAAAAGGTTTCACAGTTATAACTAATCTATATATCCGTATCGGGCCGGCAGGCTTTCTATATTAATCTACTGAAGTATATGTAGAACCCTCTTCATCAATCCATTTAGAAGAAGATTCAGGTAGCCTTGCAAGGCCGGCCTTTCTTAAAATATCTAGCATTTCTGTTTCTGTTATTCTATCTTGTTGTAACATCTCTGTAAGAATAGTCTTAAGAGCTAGTAATCTTGCTGATGACATTGTTTTGTTTTTCATGGTATTCTATATTTTTTTATTATTATGAAACTTTATGGGACAGATACAGTATAACTTAAGTCTTTAAGCCTCAGTGGTAAATCTATTCCACAGTGTTAGCTTTAAGGGTCCTCACATAGTCAGTTAAAAAGTAAGCGTCAACTAAGTCGTCAAAGGGTTTAGGTATCTTTTTAGATGGGCCAATTTCATTAACACAAAAATTATGTATAGGGTGTTTAGCTAAAATTTTATCTTCCAAAACATTATTTAAAAAGACATCCCATAGGGCAGATTTGTTCATATTACCCTTTCCTGCATGTTTCTTTAAAGAAGTAGGAGCTATTGTAAATATATCATGTACATCAAGTTCTGAAAGCATTCTCTCTTTAAGGATTGCTGCGCCTGCTGCCATATCTATAATATTGTTAGTTCCCATAGCAGAACCATAAGAAGACCCTTCAAAAGAAATAATATAATCTTCTTTAGTTTGAGTTATTCCTATTATAATCTGCACCAATGTATCAGCGGTTGCTATATACCTTTTAATCTTTAAAAGTTCTCCACTCGAGTATTCTGAAGATTTAGGCCAATCTGGTTGATGTAGTAGGGTTACGCCTTTGAGGTGTGATATATCTTCTTGCCATGCACGTTCTTTCTTTGTGCCCTGTCCTTCTTTTATATAAGATATAAAATGATATTGGTTAGTGTCGTCCTGGTATATACAAATACCTGGGGAGTTTAATGAGAAGTCTACTGATACGTAATTCAAATTAGAATGATTTTCCGATAGCAGCACCTAATCCGGCACCAACTAATCTAGAGGTTAATAAATCGTAAAAAATACCTTTCTGAATTCCTAAAACCTTAGCAACTGTTTTACCAATTGTTTTACCTAAAGCAAATCCAGTAAGTCCACCGAATATAGAGCCTAAGAAACCTTCATTTGTTAATTCCTCATTAAATCTATCAAAATCAAACGTTCCGTCTTCGTTTGCATATTGTTTAGTAAATTCTTCTAATGCGGCATCAACCTTTTGCTCTAATTCGTCAGTCCATTCAGACTGTAGAGATTCTTCTAATAGAGTAATTTCCTCTTTAGTTATATTCTCTTCGCTTAAGTATTCAAAAAATGTTTTCATTATAATTGTCTATATTGTTATGGATTATATATCTCGTTTATTTATTGTCTATTTCAGGAGTTATATTAAACTTGTTATAATAAAAATTAAGAGTGAATGTAGAAAACTCCGCAACATTACTTGACATATTCAATTCTAACTCTGATATTGAATTAAGAATGGGTTTTTCGAAAACTGCACTCATTAAATGTATACCTTCAGAATCCATTATTTGAAGTTTAAGATCGTTAATAAATGGTTCTCTGACGTGTTTTGAATAATAATACAATAAAGTATCTTGCATTATAAAATAATTAACATATCCATCTAATAATTGGAGCTCTATAGAAAATTGCCTTTCAATAGTATTCTGTATAGGAATAGATCCTCTGTGATATGTGATAGTTCCGTCATTAGGCGATTGTGATATTGGATCAAAATTAATACCTGGCATACTTAAGCCCTGTATAGAATAATTGATAAAATCAATAGGTTCTTCTAGGATATTACCTGGTATTCTATTTAAATAAGGCCTGTACTTGTCTACTACTTCCTTTGGAATAAAGGTTCTAGGAAACTTAAAGTTAAATAAATTATTTCTACTATTTAATATCATTATATTATTTCTACTTTTCCATGATACAATAGCGATTCTGTTTCTCCATTCTTTATATTAATATAGAATTTGTCCTCGAATCTATTTGTATCTTTTTTATCAAATCTAACCGCAGTTGCCTTTGGTATTTTAAAGAATACTTCTCCTAGACCTAAATCTATGTTAGGAAAGGATGGGTCATGTGCTATTGTTTTTTCAGTAGCACCGCTTTTAATTATTAACATTACGTTTTCTGCACTTACTAGTGAAACCGCTTTTTTATCGTCTCCATCTGGTTGTGCAATATTGAATTTCACAAAGTTATCAGATACCTTGGACAGCTTTATAATAGCTTCTCCTTCTTCAAAAAACTTAATGTTATCTAATTCTTCAGATTCTGTTAAATCTGTTGTAACATTCGTAGCAGATGCTAATATCCCGTAGGTATCTAACGCAACTGGAACATATTTAGTTTCTCCGACACTCGGTCTAATTGAATTAACAAATTGATTTAATTCTCTATTTACCGTAGTGTTAGGCAGCTTGTTATAAATGATAGTAGGGTCTACATTTCTTAGATTAATCTTTTCCATTCTAGTTCCATACTTTTTAGTATTATAAGAAGTCATTGTCGCAACTTTAATAATTTGAGTATTATCAGTTTCGTTATAAATTCTCATAGTATGTCTAATATAAAAAGAACTTGCTATGCTAGAATTAAATATAATAGGTCTGAAAGGAATTGGAGCTTCATAGTTTGCGGTCTGTGTAAACGTCATTGAAGATGTATCTAGGAAATCTAATCCGATTTGCTCACTGACTTCTATATCATGAAATATTATAATGTCATCACTGGAAGTCTGTATTCTTCCGTTGATGTAATTTTCAAAACCTTGCCTAGAACCATCTTTAGTTCCATACACCTGAAAATAATCCATGTCTTCTACTTCCTCTACATTAGCTGCAATATCTAGGTATTCGTCTTCTCTAGAAACGGTAACATCAATTGTATCTTCGACATTAATGTATTCTATATTTGCTTCTTCAGTTAAAGTGTCTATTAATTTTAAACTTATTTCATAATTAGTGCTATTCAGTATTGAATCCTGCCCTGAACCGAAGAAAGCGTCGTGAAAATCTTCATTTTTAGTTGTGTCGTCAAAGTGAATTAATGAAGGTACTTTAATTTGTATGTATTTAGAGTATGAAGTATCTCCTAGTACAAACGAATTAGGATTACTTATTTCGAAATTAGAATGATTTAAATATACGATAGATGTAAAATAGTTATAAACTCCAGATTCTCTTTTTACCTTAACCTGAAACATAAAACCTTCCTTACCTCTTGCTGCAAATGAAAATCCTGTTCTTAGGTGTAATCTAATTGTGTCATACCAAACGTCTCCAACTATACTATCATCTACATTTGCAAGAGAAGAATCTGTGCCATTCCACTGTGAATTATCTAAATACGCTAAATCATTTTTAAGTAAGGCCCATTTGCCATCACTATTAGATGGAACTCCATAATATCTTCCAACTTCTCCAGTTGCAGTTTTAATACTATTTCCAGTTTCTTGCTCTGGTTCTGCAAATAAAGGATTAGCTCTATTCCCTACATTTATTTCTCCACCTCTGGAATTATCTCCTGCTAAATTTTCATAAGAATATTCAAATTTTCCATTTGATCCAGGCGTATATATGTATGTGTTACCTATTAATTGAGTAGTTGAGCCGTTTATCGTAAACCCTGTTATATTATCGATTGTAGAATCCGATAAGTTAAATTTATAAGTTTTACCGTTTTTAAGAACTAATTGCCTAGATGCAAAGTCATTAATAAAAACATAGCCATCTTGTATCTTTACACTGAAGTTAACAACGTCTGCTCCTAATTCATGAATCAGGAATCTTGAGGCAGAATCATTGTTTGCCTCTGTGTTTAAAAATTTAAATTGACTTCCGTTGTCGTCGTTTTCTATCTTAGCATCATCTACATAATCAACATTTTGATTATGATACATGAACTCCATTAGAATGTCGTCATCTAGTCTTAAGAATTTGGATGATTGTGCCATTGTTTATTTATTATTTTAAAATCTAAGAAATTTAGGGGACCAGTATACTCCTATACCAATTGATGGACCAGTACTTATAACTTGATTGTTATTCAAGTTAAGCCCATATTGAAATCCAACGCCAATAGACCACCCTGCTTTTTTCTCGTATTTATTATTTAATCTATCGTTAACTAAGTTTATATTTTCTATATTAGTGAACGTTACTCCTTTATATGGAGTTGTAATTTTAAGTCTGTCAAATCCTTCTTCATTAATGATGGCAGCGCTTAACCCTATTCCCTGTATAATATCAAATCTAGAAGAGAATAAATTATAATTAGTGCTATCCCTTAAAAGAGATATACTTCCTTGAAATCTTCTCCAGTTATATTTATCAAACTCCCACTTATCGTTTACGTCAACTGTTATTGTATCTATATTATTTATAGAATCCGTATCTACTGTTACAACTCCATTTGCGTTTATTATAGAATCTTTTACGTTTAAAGTTGTTGAAAGTAAACTATTAACATTCTCTAATTCGTTATTAATATTTAATTGATTAGCATATTTAGAAACTAGTTTCTTATTACTTTCAGTTAGGGTGTTTACATCATATTCGAATGATCTTATACTAGAAACTAATTCTTTATTTTTATTCTTTTCGATTATAATAGTATCTTGTGTTGCCTTATAGTTATTAAGATTTCTATCAGATACCTTCTGAACTTGTACGATTTCTCTTTTTAAGTTTTGATTAGAGTTACATTGTTGTAAAAGACAAAACACCAAAATCGCAAGTCCTCCGAAAAGAATTGCGTTTTTGTAAAGTTTATATGTATTTAATATATTCATATTTTATTAACATTGTGCCTTATTGTAATATCCATCGTATTGTACTTCTATAGTAGAATCATCCGGATGGGCTATTGTAAAGCTGATTGGAGTACTTAACTGATTACCCTGGCCACATGGCATAATACTCTGTATAGTAATAATTCCATCTCCATTAGAATCAGGGGCACCTACGGTAATCGTAAACAACCATGCCCATGGACCCGCCACAACATTCGGTGCTGTATCATTAGGGTATACATTATATGGTACCGTGTCGGAACCCGTTCCTGCTCCACCTATATAATCACTTACTACAAAATCAGCACCATTTCCTAAAGTTGTAGTTAAGCTATCTGGGAGAAGTAGTTCTCCCCATGGATTATTATATGCTTCAATTACATTATTAGACCCAAGTGGTTGGAAGTTAGAAGGAATAAATGGTATCGGTCCATAAGCTAAAGAATCTTCCCAATGAGCTAGTCCTAATTTTATAGTAGATCCATTATCTAATATTTTATTAACGGCATCAGGTTCTAATAAAACTGTCATTATTACTGATTTATATCTTCTGAAATCCGTGTCAAGCTGATTAGGTCTCCATGAATGAACAGAATTATATGCTGTAGGGTTGTTGCCAGAATCAATTGTATAGTTTCCGTTTAAATGCTTTTTAACGCTGCTGCCAAACGTATCTCTGTCATAATCTAAATAGTTGGTTTCATCCCAATATTGATTAGTATCAGTATATCCATGAGGATCCGTATATTGTACTAAATGGCTATTTGTCACGTTCAACTGGGGATATAGAGCCTGTATTTCACTAATATTATATGAATTTACAACAGGTATAACTTCGTATGTTTCTCCAGTAGTACCATTGCCTTCAGGTTCTAATAATACCTGCATAGGTTGGGTGAAAGCTCCATTCCAGGAAGCTAATGATTCGTTCGTATTAATTGTTCTATTTGGAGGAAATATATGAGTATTAGTTTCGCTATCATAAAATGCATTACTAAGAGAGTAACCTATAGAATTAGTGGTTCCTGGTTGATATGAACCTTCTAGATTCATGTTCATCATATCATCCTGTCCGGGAAGATTAAAACCTGGATCCAGTACGCTAGGCTTCCATACATTATTAAATCCATCGCCTTCATTATATGAATGAGGCGTATTATTGTCGTTGTGCTGGTTAACCCATGGAAGTTTATAGAAATAAGCACCTTCAACTGGATCAAACCTGTTCCATGAAGAATTTACACATGCATTTTCAGGGGAAAAGCTACTACTTAAATTTTGCGCCTGTGCCTCATTCCATGAAGAAAGACCTTTAGCTAGAGTATACCATTGGCCGCCTCCACCTGCACCTGATAGGAAGAACACGTCTCCCTGGTTGTATGTTGCGTTAGGGTTATAGTCTCCTCTATCATTCCATGTTTCAGTACTAAAATTATTAGGTGCACTATTATCGAAATACATTCTCTCATTCCAATTAACAAACCAACTATATTTTGAAGTAGTGGGTTCCGATAACTGTAAGTTGTTAGAAGGAGGAGCAATGTATGATTTACCAGTTACTTTAACATATATTAGCGCTGGCTTATTGTATTCTAAATCTATAGAAGGGTTGGTGTAAAAAACAGAGCCATTATCACCGTTGATTCCGTATGAAGAAATTCTACCTCTATAAGAACCAAGTTGAGTTAAATCCTGTTGAATTGTAATACCGCTGTCTATTATAGGGTCAATTTGAAAAGAAGCTGGTACGGGTGGCGGAGCAGAAACATTATACCATAAATCCGTCGCACCTAAATATATTAATTGAGGAGTTTTGACCACCTTATATTCAGTAGATGCATAATTAGCTTGAGCCTGTGTTACCCATGCTTCTGTTGAATTAACATCTATAGTATAGCTAATGGTATTTGCATTTTGTTGAAATTCAAATTCACCTCCTCCTAATAAATTAGGAGTATTTGCACCTGGTGCAGATATTATTTGAATTCCTCCCGATGTAAAATCAAATGAAAATGAATTTAAGTTAGGAACCGTATACTGTATGTCGTTATTTTTCCAAGTTTGGCCATTACATAAATACCATCCCTCATATTGTGTATTTGCGATTCCTCTTCCGACTACTATATCTATTTGTTCTGGATCAACAGTTGCATCTATTGCTTGAGTTTGTGTGAAATTGCTAATATCAATATATGTATCATAATGAAAAGATATTATTGTTCCTATAGGAACACTTGCACCTATTTCAGATGCTTCCTTAAAACCTATCGTTCCAGTATCGTCTAATGCCACCGCAATCTTATCTACATCTGGGTTAGTGTTAGTTGTTCCACCCGTGGAAGAGTTATTAATTTTAAAAATACTACCCGTAAATATTGCATCGTTAGTGGAAAGAAATGATCCTGTAAATTTTACACCATCAACAGCGTCCATTGACATCATCTCGTTATCATTAGCGTCATTGATTATGTACGTATCTGCGTTCCATCTATATTCTCCACCTGATACACTAGATGCAAATTTAAATTCAAGAACAGATTGTTCACCAATTGAATTTAAAGAAGTATAATTAGTCAATGCTATATCTAAATACTTATCTGTTCCTTTTTCAGATATTAATCTAATATTAGAATCATGATAATTTGAATTCTTATTAATTAATAAAACGCTATTTAAATATGGTGATATTATAGATGGGTCATCATATTCATCATCGTTATTTGCATAACCTAACAATACATTAGTAGGAGGGAAATTCGAAAAAGATGCAGGATTATCTAATAAATGTTCAGGTACTATAGTTTTAATATTAAGTGCACCACTAACCCATCGAGCACCATCTATCCATTTTGAATTATTAGAAGCGTCGGCAGGTCCTTGAAAACCCTGAGGACCGTCAATACCCTGAGGACCATCGTCACCAGTTGCACCCTGAAATCCTGTTTCACCAATAGAACCGATGGCTCCCATTGGTCCACCGCCATTAGCAACTAACTGGTCAAAGTTATAATTAACTTTATCCAGTTTTTCCTGTTGTGTATCAGATTGTAGAATCTGCTTTAAATTAATAGGTATTGGCATTACTTAAATCTTTATTTATTTAGTATATATCTTTAATTTCTAGAACTAATTATTACTGTATCTTTTCCTCTATATTTTCAACGTTATGGCATAAAATACCGTCTGCAATATAAACATCTTCATTTTCAACATCAATAGAATATGTGTTAACCGTTTCGTGAATAGTTTTATTAGAGCTAACTCTTGTCCATTTTTCATTAACATATATCATGTCGGTCGTATCAATATAGAGAGCCTGTTTAAAGAATATTTCTCCATCTGGTCTTTTTATTAATATAGGGTGTTCGTTTGTTATTTTAGTTAATCCGTTATTAATATCTTGATAGTTCTTATAAGTTCCTTTTATTATTCTGACTATTTTAGCAGATGACCTAGGAGCCCTGAATTCCATCGCATTAGTTTTAAAATTTCTCCATTCACCACTATCGCTTAATCCTTTTATGTCAAACGAATCTAATACATCTCCTACTTTTAAGTTTTCAACTAATTTAGTAGTTCCATTTGCCATACTAATTACAGTACCTTCAACGTGACATGGATCAATGGAAATTCCTATAGTAATATCGCTGCTTTGACTTAGCATACCGCTATAAGTAAAATCTAAGTCTAATATTTCAGAGTCCTCTTGTATTGGTGTAATGATATTTAATGATACATAATAGTTTCCTGGGGTGAAAGATACACTAGCAGTATTTTGGGTTCCAACAGGATTCTCTATACTAAAATTAGAAGCACTAAGCTGGGATGGAGATATGCCACTGAGCGTAAAATAAACATTTCCACTACCGCCACTACCAAAATAACTAAGTGTATTATTGTTATTTCCGTCATCCCAATCGAACGTGACACCAGATGAATTTCCTCCCGGACATGCCGTTGCATTAGGTGCAGTTGCCTTACTAGTTGAATCAATACTTTTATAACGTTCACCCGTATATCCTGATGTACCAGAGTCTCCAGTCCAGTCGGCTATCTTTAATGAGTTATTTGTTCCGGGAATAAATGTATCTGATTTTACCAATATAAGTGGATATTTTCCAAGATTAGTCATTGAGCCTCCATTTGTATTTGAAGCAGCATCTTGTCTTACGTATATCTGGTTTGACAACCATGAATAAAGCCTGCCATCACTTCCTTGGGGAGAATTAAGGCCATCATATACGCCCAAATTCGTTACCTGCCATGATCCAGGGTTTTCTCCTATTTCAAACATATCAGAAGAATAAAAAATATCATTACCTGAAGTTGCATCACATGCAGTGGAAGCACCTATTCCAAGAGAAAGGTCTCCAACTGAGTATTGTACAAATCTAGATTTTATAACATCTCCTTTAAATTCATTATCATTTGCTGACCAATATTTTCTCCATGCCATATATAATCCAGAATCTACTGTTAACGTACCACCGAAGCCAAAATTAACCAGATACGCATCCGTATTTGGTAAACTCCTATACCAACCATCAGTTAATTGATCTATGGTATTATTTCCATCATTACGTTTCCATATATGTGAAGTATTTTCATAATCTTTAAAATCGCTAGAAGATCCCACTACATCTGGATGATTGTCTATTTTATTAGAAATAAATACTTTTTCCAAAGAAGTACCGGCTGGCCATCCAGTAAACCCGGTTACATCCGCCTCTGTCATTGTTACAGGAGGGAGCAGCCCGTTATTAGAAATACCAATGCTAAAATACGTACCGTCAACTCCATTTACACTTTCAGAATACATCATCCAGCATTCTTTAGGCTCTGTTTCTAAAGCGTCATCTGAAGATATCCCAACACCATTAATATATTTTCTTGCATAGCCCCATTCACCCTGTCCACCAGATTCTCTAGCTAACCATCCATCTGCTATTTCCTGTCCGTTTAAGTAACATCTTACATTACCGCTTGCAAAATTACTATCATCATTCCAATAAGCGTCTAATTGAGCGCCATCGCTTGGAGCACCGTCTGCATTCCATTGTATTGTTTCGGGGTTTAATGTAGTTGCGTATTGCATTGCAATATCTATGTTAGTATATGAACCCGATGCGACAGTATTTGAATCTATAGAACCTGTCATTGCATGATATTGTAGTTGTATATTAGAAGATGTTGTATTAGGATCATAAGTACCCCATTTATAACCATATTCTTTTAAATAAATTATACTAATTTGCTCTCCCAATATAACATGTTTATCCTCGGCAAACAGAATATTTTCATCGTCATATATTCTTATATCGTCCATACTATTATCAAAGGAATGTCCTATAGCATTTGCAGTAACTCCCGATACAGACGCACCTAATGTACTAATTCCTCCTGAAAAAATTATATTCCCGTTATACGATGATAAACTACCACCCTGTACCATCCCAGACAAACCTGATGTTATTCCGGGTATGTTAGTAATGTTCCATTCAAATCCATTTAGATTAGGTGTTTCATATTCTACAATTCCACCGTCACCCCATGTTTCTCCATTACACAGGTACCATCCTCCATAAAGTCCTGTTGTTTTACCTGATCCAAAATTTGTTCTAATACTTTGGTTAGATCCTATTATTTCCATTGGCCCTGTCTCGGCATCTAATAAATTAAAATTAAGATCTGTAAAAAAATCATCTTTAGGTATTCTTATTATAGATCCTACGGGGAATACTGAAAACATGTTAAAAACATCTTCCCATTCAACTCTTCCCTGTGTGTCGTATGATCTTAGTAATTTATTTAAACTTGGAGAGTGATTAGAATACTTAATTTCTCCTACTTTAAATTCTATTACTTTTCCCGGTACAGTGGCATCTACATTAAGTTCATACGGAATTACAGATGCTGCTCCTAACACGTTCTGTGAGGTTCCATCGAAATAAAACCTATTATCTCTATCAAATTTTATAGCAAATTTATTCGGTAAGTTTTCAGCCGAACTATGTGGATTAAATGTTAAGACAGGAAATTCAATGTTGTTATCCTCTTCTATTTTTAATCCAATATTGTATGATTTTTCAAGATTTTTATCTTCTGCAAGTGTAATAGAATCTTTAGAAGAAGCAATATCATTGGGATGTGAACCTATTGCAGCTTCTGTTATAATATTTAATGTTCCGCTTTTTGAAGCACTGATAGGCTCTGTCGATAACTCACTATAATATGGACTTATTAATTCATCATTAATGTCTAGGTGTGCTGTTGCGCCGACTGCTAATGTAACTGTTCCATTTTCACTAACAGAAGGGTATATTATTTTTTGTGTTGGTTTAGAACCGTCTAAATATACTATATCCTTTGATTTCCAAGTTCCACTTGACTCTGGTCCTATTGTACCCTGTGGTCCAATTAGACCCTCAGTTCCTTGTGAACCCATTTCACCTTTATCACCATCTTCTCCATTTGGTCCTTCAATTCCATCAGGACCAAGCGGCCCTCCGTTTTTCATTAATCTAAAATTGAAATTAATTTTATCAATTTTATCTTTTGACCACCATTCATTACTGTTAGGATCTAGATCACTCTTAAAAAGTTCTTTGATTCTTATGTTCATTTTTATGCAATTATTTTAGAATGGACCCTCAAATTATATCGATACCCTGGTTTTTTATTATATATTAATCTGAAATTTAAAGGCTTTTCAGCGAAACTTCTGATTTCAAAATTAGTAAGTTCAAAAAACCCATCAGACGTAATATCTTCTATATTAGTTACGCTTTCCAATTCACTATATTTAGATTGACTTATATTATCGTTTGGAAGATATCCTGCTATTTCAGTTCCATATACTTTTATTTGATCTATTATAAATCTAGGTATAATGTTTTCTTCAATGTATACCGTAGAATCATCTTCTAATGTTGTTTTATCTCCATACGAATACTCAGAAGTAGCGTACCTTGAATAGTGTGAAGTTATATTTTCTTCTTTTAATTTTCTCACAATAGAATCAGCAATATAAAAATCGATATGAATTTTCTGAGAATCTTCAAAGATATATGCACCATCATCTTCTCTTTCATCATATCTAATTACATCTAAAGCTTGAAGAGATCTTACTCTTTTTGAATTATATGAAGTGATATCATATTCATTCTTAACTTTCATTACAGTGGATGCAAAGAAAGATCTTTCCTCTATAGGACTTAATGTTCCATGAACTTCTTCTGATCTATTTGTTCCACCGAAGGACCTTGTATAATAGTCTTTAGCGTATTTACTCTTAAATAGGTTTAAATCTCTTTTATCTATTGCTATCTCACCAATTAATGGGTATAAGGGTAGTTTATCTGATTCTTGACTTAGTTTAATAACATTCGGCTGTAATTCATTTACTTTATGAAAGAAGAAGTTATTAATAATTCCATAATTTTCATCAACTCCTAAATTAGAATTAAACATGCAATTTACTTCAATCAATCTACTGTATTTTTTATCTCTGTTTATTTGCTCTTCAGTTAAAGAATCTAAGGTATTTCTAAATTTATAATTGCCATAGGGAGATGAAAAAGTTACAACATCTTTAAATAAAGGATCATAGCTACCATTCATTCTTTTAAGAGTAGTGTAATATCCACCATCTTCTCTTGCAACCAGATTATAACCTATGGTATCATTATTTAATTTAAATGCCTTAGGTTTATCATCATCTATTTCTATATCTAAAATTGATGTTTTTACAAATTCAACACCATCTTGTATTTCTAAACAAAACTGACCTGACAATGTATCACCATTTTCTAAAATAGTAGTATATGTTATATCTCTGTGTGTATTAATTCTATCTGCAAATCCAAATGAAGAAACGTCTTGCAATACATTATCCCATGCCTTTTTACCACCATTATAATACACTATCTCTGTAATGTTAGGAATCGTAGAGGGATCACTGTAAGGGGCATTCAAATCTTGATAATATTCGCCTGTCTCTTGATTTAATTCCCATAAATAAGGAACACCATTGACAATTATTTGTGAATCATTTATCACCGAAACAACCTGTAAAGAATATGTTTCACCTGCAGATTCAAACAATATGTATGAATATTGCTCATCTATTTTAAAAATGTCTTGTGTAAATTTAGGAGCATTTTCGTCAACCGACTGTACAGAAGCCTCTACGGTTGTTGTATTTTCAGGATCCCATACTGTTACTGAGCTACCTCCAAACTCTAAGAAACCTCTAATATTACTATCTTGTATTTCTCCATTGTTTTCAATATCATTTAAAGTATATAACAAATATCTGTCTAGTTGTGATATATCATTTGTAGGAACTTGTAAATCTATAAGAATGCTAATAGTTTTAAATTTATTATTTCTTACAACCTCTATATTTACTCCCGTGTTGTTTATTTCGTCGTTAGAAGTATAGTTAAGTATTGTTGCAACTTTAAAATCATTTACATCAGACGAAGATTTAAAAGATATCGGGTTAGTCGATAAAAATTCACTTCTATCTTTATAAATATATCTTAATCCTTTAAAAACTGTAGATGAAAAATTAACAGAATCTCCACCTTGCATTTTAGTGTACATTTTAAGTGGGGTTGAATTAACCCATTCACCAGGTGAAATTGTCGCTAGACCTGAGCTATCATTTTGATGAGCACCTGTGTAGTTTAATATAGTTGAAAAATAATCAAAGTCAGTGCTTTTTAAATTTGCGACTAATTCTGAATAAGGCTTTTCGTACCCTTCATAGACATAATCCATAAGTAATGGAATACTGCTAGGTTCTAATAAATATGTAGGAATATTATGTATATAGAAGTGTTCCATATTTAGTTTTTCAGCTGATCTTTCTGAAAGCTTAGTAATATCAGCTGATAAATTATTTACACCGAATGCTTCATTGGTGTTTAGGATGTATGATAAATTTCTAGAGTTAGTAGAATCTTTTAAATTAAATTTACATATAGTGGGTACGACTCTTGAATTAACACTCGTCTCCTTTAATGAGTTCTCCTTTAACCTATCATATTCATTAATGATTTCTGTATCTATAAAATCACTTTCAACTATATCATCTCTAATAATACTAGATAAAGAATTAAACTTAAATAATTGACTATTACCAGGACCCGGTTTAAATATAAAATCTTCATAAATATCAGCAACGTTAGACTGGTTGAAAAAATAATTAGCAGATGCTAAATCCTTCGTGATTATTTTAGTAAAGAAGTTCGAACCCATTGATGTATAGATTACATCTTTTACCTCTGTCCATTCCTGTTCACCGGGATTACCTACAGTATCGACCTTTACAAAGTCTCCTTTTTTAATAAATTCACTAACGTCTATATCACTTATTAATATATAAGGATCTGCTCCAGGGAAAGGTTGGTCATTGGCTCCGAGGACGTTAATGGAAAAAACATTTGCTACTCCAAATGAAGCTTCATCATTCTTATATTGCATGCTCTCTAAAACTAAAAAGTCTATTTTAGAATTTGAAGTATCGTAGAAATCAAAATTAAAATCCTTGAAATCATACGCTGAAAACTTTCCAAAGGGAGTATCATAGGTTTCATAACTTGTAATCACATTGTCCATTGAAAAAACCACCGGTTTTTGAAAAATAACTCTAAAGTTTTCTGAATAAGGATCTTTTATTATTTCTATAATCCTAACATAGTTATCCTTATTAAGTTCTTTAATAAAATACCCTACCTGTAGGTTTCCTATTTCGTTAGGGGATATTAATACACCCTGATTAACAGAACATCCACCTATCATAGTGTAAATTTCATAGTCTCCTAATTGCAATCCACCTGTAACAGTTCCACCTTCACTTATAAAGTCGTTATACTTATTTGAAAATGCAAGATTTGCGTCGGTTGAACTTTGCATATCGATAAAGGGGTTCGGATTAGATGAATTAATACCAAATACAGTTGTATTCTTATTCCTTCCCTGTGAGTAGTCATCTATGATCACCCTGTTCTTTATAGAGCTAGCATTATACGGTATAACTTCTGCATTTCTAATCGCCGCTGCAAGCGCTGCTGCTATTTGAGAAGTATTACCTAATGCAGAATATCTATTTTCCTGGAATGTTCCGATTGGAAGTGATGTATCTGCAATTAAAACAAAATCACCTAAATTAAAATTTTCAATACTTATCTCAAGTAAGTCTCCTAGAAATACCTTATCATTATCAGAAGGCTGTTCTATTATATTTAATTCTATAAAACCATTAAATGGTGTTTTACTTATTACGGGAGTGTTAAACTCTGTTTGATTTTTATTTACAAAAATAGAAGAGTCTCCCTTATACGATGTTAGTATTTGGTTTTCTTCTATTCTAGTCTTTCTAAATCTATTTAAAATGTTATGATATTTATTATTAATATCTTTTACCCATCCAAGAATCGGTTGAGTATAATCTTTCATAGATGGTAATTTATCTAAATCATCAGGTGATGAATTGCTTATATCTAAATTTAAGTGCCCTATTGAATTTACAGAATTGACAACTACGGTTCCTTCTTGATGTTCATCTACGAAAATTCCAAAATATCTATAAATATTATAGTCGTCGGCCTCATTATCATCAAATAAAAATTCTAAATTAATTATATTATGAGAAACAATTCCGTTTCTTTCAAAACTAGCCGTTAACGTGTTATTAGCTAAAATTTCAGGAATGTCTTCTTTAACATAATCATCATCTATATAATCTGATTTTTCAACAAAGCCACCTATCATTACGTCTATTCCGTTAAACGAAGTAGGATCATCTAGTTCAAAATTAAAATCAATATGTGACTTAGGAATTAAGGGATTAGATACGTGACTATTTAGATATCTCCCTAGTTTAGAGTTGTTAGTCATGTCATACGATTTTATTAAAGTCGCATTAGATAACATTTCTTGAATTCTAGAATTTTGACTAGGATCAGCTTCTAAAGATTTTTCTTTAAAATCTACATCTTTAATTCTATAAATTATAAATTTTTCAGGAACACTTTCTTCCAGCCATATCGGAGCAAATATTCTATACTGCTCGTCATAGGCCTTTGTATAATTAAATGAAGCTCCGTAATTATATAGATTTTCATATTGTGTAGAATAGTCTTTAGAAACACTTAAATCTGTAAATTCCCTACCTACCTGATATCTTTCATCTTTGCTTAATTTTCCGTAAAATTGAGCAACATCCCTACAATATTCACCTGAACTAGAAATAGGATATTTCTGATATTCATACTGTGATAGAGTTCTATTTGCCTTAATTGAGCTTAAATAGATATCTCCCTCTTCGTCAGTAATTAATTTGACATTAGAAGTTAACTTAGGGTTAGTTCTTAATAGGGCAAAGGACTTATCCTTATACGAAATACCTTCTGCTTGTGTGTTAATCGTTATCGCCATTTATAAATAGACTCTATTTTTGTTAGAGTATATATCTTGCTTAGTTACAGCGAGATATTACCTATATGGGCGAGCATCGAAATCGTATAATCTAGATGAACTAAAATCATTATATCCACTGAAGAATCTTCTTCTATTCCACCACCAGTTTCCGGAACCAAGGGAGTTTCTATAATTACTCAGCATCACTTTGTTGATACTATTTTTATTTGTTCCAACTGCTCTATATTTAGCGTAAACTTCTACATCGAAGCTAAATTCAGTTTTATAAGAATCTATGATGTCTAGCCCTATTTTCTTTGAATATGTTAAATTGGTAAATGCATTTCCATATATTCCAGCAACTCTACCTTTACCGGTTTCAGTCTCTCCAAAATAATCTGTCATTCTATATTGGAATACCATATCAACTGACACTGCATTTTGACTTCCACCTTCAATTAATTTTTTACCATACTTGTTAGGTCCATCTACTGATAGACTAGTTTGGTTTATAGGTGAAAGGTATAAGAAAGAACCACATGAAAGACCACCTAATAAAAATTGATCATCTTCCGTAAATGAGTTTTTTAAAGACTTTTTACCAATAACATTACCTTGTTCATCTATTGGTCCAGATTCACCGTCACTTCTAAATGTAATTGTCAGTGGCTGATATGCTGTTTGAATTTTTCCATTCTTATCGTTAGATCTTTTAACAGCATATTTCGGCATCGATATAATTCCCGTTGAAATTATATCCTTTGTATTTAAACCTATGTCAGACTGAAGTAGCGGGTGTGATTTATGAAGAAAAAGACCTGAATCATACTTAGCAGCCGTTACTTGAGAAACAGAAACTCTATCAGCTGAGTTCGGAAGAATATTTGCTGGATCGGTCGGATCAGTAATAAATCCGTTTTCATCGTCATTCGTTACACCCTGACCAATATCATTCCATGTTCCATTCCATATAAAATCGGTAGCTCCGTTTAAATTATTAGCATCATCTTGATGTGGTAATATTTGAACTTCGTTAAAATCTCGTAAATGAGGTCTATCAGAAATTGATCCAATTCCATTATTAGGATCTACAGCAAATGTTAATCCATATTCTGCGCTACTTACTCCTGTTAAGTTTGAATCCCTAGACATGTCAGTATCAGGATCTATAATCGAATAAAGATCAGCGTTATTAGCTATATTTCTAAATCTAGAATAAATAAACTGTCCATTTAATTGAGATGATTGGTCTGGCGCAACAGAAAAATGATTATATGAATTTCCATCACCTGTAAGATTTTGATAAACAACAGGGACTAAATCATACTGAGCCTCTGTCATATAATATGTATCATTTGCTATTTTAACATCAGGTGTTGTAGTTCCAGTTGGTTGTTTATTACCAGTTTCTAAATTAATAATACCTAGACCATATTCTTGTTGTGATGAAGATACGTAAGCTGGTTGTGTAAGATTTCCATTAATTCTTGCACATAATTCTAGATCAGATGCTTTAGTATTATGAAGTTCTATTCTATAGTTTTTAGTAACAATATATCCTTTAGTTTCATCATCTGGTTTTTCATCTACATAATATCCTGCGAATATTTTAGCAGTTGAATTATTTTTAACTAGCGTTACTTCACCTTCTTCGTCAATAATTTTAATTTGTAATTCTCCAACGGCACCTTCAACCTTAGCTTGTAGTCTTTCTAATTGATTCTGTAATTCCAACAATTTATCATATACGCTAATAGGATTCTGTTCTCCTGTTAAAAACCCAGATGCTAGTGATTCTGCGGCATGTGCATAATAAGTATCTCCTGCCGTAAATCCACTATCAAGGTGTGTAAATAATCCTTGTGATTCTAAATCATCATTTATTTCAACCTTAACATTATCTAAATCATTTTGGTTTACTAGGCTATTTGCTCCGTCTGTAGATATTTCTCCATCAGGAAAAGGAATAGTAATAATATCTGACCATTCTGATTCTACTGGGGTTTGTGGGAAACCTGCTTCAGAAACAGATTTAATCATCATTTCTATTTTTTCACCAGGCTGAATAGATAAATCTATTGAGTTAAAATTAATAGCCTGTGAATCTTCTTCAGATTCTAGAATCCATCTATATCCACCATCCGCTTGCTTTTCTCTTTTTCTAATAGGACCCTTAACTTCGACCCAGTTTGAAAATGCAGCAGTTTTTTTATTAAATTTGATTTGCTCTATTACAGATGTTTTACCCGTTGAGGAAACGTATCTATATCTAGCAATAAATTGAACTACTTCTTGTGAAATTTCATCACCAACTTTCTTTGGTTCTGGAATAGACCAAAAACCTCTTACCCTATATTTAGGATTAACTTTAGGTAATTCATTCGATTCAGCAATCGCTTTAATCTGTCCAACACTAGAAGAGAATACTTTAGTTTCAGCAGCCTTTTCTCTAATAATAGAAGCTAATTCATTTTTCTCTCTATTTCTTTCTATTTTAGATGAGAACTTTTTAGTAGCAATTAATTTTCTTTTCTTTCTAATTGTAGTGTCAAGCTTTTTAATAACTTCTTTAGCTTTAACTTTATCAGATTTGATCTTTTTTACTTGTTCAACGCTAGCGTTTTGAGTAAGGTGTTTATTAATTTGTGTTACTTTAAAGTTATCTACTTCTACGATTGGTGCATCTGGGATAAGACCTTCTGATGCAGGTGGAATGTAATCAACCTTAAGTGCTTTAATAAATTGACCAAAATCAGCAACCTCTTCTTTATAATATTTAGCAAGTGTAGTAACTATACCATCTTCATTTTGAATAGTAAGTTCATTCGAAAAGAATGCAACACCTGGTGAGAAATCAGTAGCTGGTAATTTAGAGATAGGATCAATTGGTTTAACAAAAACAACTTGCCTTTCATTAAATCCAACTTTAATGTCTATGGAAACAGAAACATCAATGTCTTTGTAAATAGCGAGAGCATTTGCTCCTATCTTAATTGGTGCGTAACCTTCTAAAAGAGATAGTTCAACCTGTGTAGTTGAAGAATCAATGGAGGTTACTATGTATCTTGTATTGTATTCAGATGTATTTACTACTAATGAATCTCCAATTTTTAGAGTTTCAGTATCTTTCATCTCTTTATTAGAGTCTGAATACGTTAATTTATTTAGAGTGTAAACCTTTACGGTTTTAGTTTGACTAGTTCCGTCTATTAAAGATGTTTTTTGAACATTTTCTACTTTTAATACGTCTAACTGGCCATTATACTGGATAGATCTTATTGGCATATCTACCGTCTCTGCATCTATTCTATATTTTAAACCATCTTCTTTTATTTTAGAAATAAATTTAGAATAATTAACATCATTTTGACCTTTAAAAATTTCATCAAAAGACTCTGTAGAAGACAGGTCTTCATGATCGAATATAACTCTTTCAGTATAAACTCTTTCAGTATCTACTGGAATCTGTCCTTTAACATCTAAACTAATAGTTAATAAAGGATTTAAGAAATCTTCAAAGAAATCATTTAATTGAGTATTGAATTCTTTAGGAGTTGCTAGGGATTTTATAGGTAAAGAAGGTCCTTTTAATTTAGAAGTATGTATTCTTCTATAAGATCCATCTTTAAGTTTTACGTTTGCGCTAGAAGTATCTAAACCGCTAATCGCAGTCATGTTCTTATCAATTCTTTCAATTTCTCTTTTCAAAAATCCAAATGCTGGAATCTGAATTGCAGTCATTTCTCCTGTGCGATTATCGAATAAATCTATTGTAACCGTTTCTTTGTCGGTTGAAATAGCCTCATTGATACGTTCGAAAGTTTCTAGTGAATTAGTATTTAATTCTAGAAACTGTTCGAGTAAATGTGATATGGAATTGCTAGCGCTCATATTATCTTAAGATATCGTATTCAAACGTTTTATTTACTGGATCTACGCATACTATTTCAATATATGGTTTATTAGATAATAAGTCCGATAAAGAAATAGAAAGTTTCTGCGACCATCCATTACTCTTATCAGTCCACAGTGTTATATAATGCGTTGATAAGTTTTTTATTTTATTTTTAAAAGTTACTCTAACAACTTGGCCTTTTTTCCAGCTTGTTATTGTATCATCTAAGTATATATTCAGATTAGAATCAAAGCTCTGTGCTTGGTCAGTGTATATTCTAACTAAGTTATCAAACTCCTTGAGCCTTTGCCATACCGCCTTTGTACCAGCTTCATCTGGTAAAAACATAGAATCTGCTGATAATTCTCTTTCATTAGTAGAAGTTACAGTGTCATATACATAGGCTTGTCCTAAAGAATAGCCATAATTTACACAACTAATTTTAACTTTACCATTACTTGATTTATCAATAGAGACTCCTGGGTTACCTGATTCTAGAACATCTGTATTATATTGTATCTCTGCTGGGATTACACCAGATATTACCTGATTTAACCTAGAGTTGGTATTTGTTATTAAGTCTAGAAGACTTCTTTCATCTTGGAAATTAATAGTAGCGTTTTCAACATCCTGCTCTATATGATCTAATCTTTTAGATATTCCTTGTAAATTTTCAGAACTTAAAAAGAAACTTTCTAACATTTCAACTTTCTTAGAAATATCATTGTATCTTTTATTAGCATCTCTTAATAATTGAACAGCATTTTCTAAAGCACTAGTCGTGTCTAAGAAAATATCCATTGAGAAAGTAGAATAATCATTAATATTCTTCTCTATTCCTACATTATCTAAAGCAGAATTAAACTTAAGATTTAATTTAAGTGCGAATGCATTACCATTAAGACCAGTAACTTCATTCGGCTTATACTTAGTTAATTCTGGAATATACCATCCATCATTAGAAGTATCTTCTTTCCAGTTATCTAATAATATTATACCATATAGGTTTGTTGCTTTATTTCCAATATTAGACTTTGAATATATGTCATAATACACTAGGATAGCATTGAATCTAAAATCTCCACCTCTTTTAGAATAATCTAATATTGAATCTAATTTAGGATCATTTATTATTTTAGAGTATGCGCTTGAATTAAAATCAATTCCAAATGTTGGAATTTCATTTTCATTTGTATTATAAGTTCCGTCAGCTTGATCAGCCCATGATTCTAATTTTAAGAAAGGATCTGGATGAATATCATCACTGGTTCTTCCTTCGATCTCAGAACCGGGTACAAACTTAATATTATTAGTATTAAATTTAGAAGTTTCTAATAAAACTTCAGGAGTATATCCCACGGAAGAAGGAACATTAACAAATATTTCGTTATATTGTTGTCCTTTATAGTTCTTGTCGTTAGTTACATCAATATTTCCAATGTATTTTATAACTTGACTATATTCAGAACCGGACTGAGTAGAATCATCTAACTCAATCATTCTAGAATATCCTGTTGAAACTTCTTGTGAAGTTGCAGTTCTTACTCTTATCGCGTTAATGTGATATAGGTATTTAAAGAATATTTTTTCTGCATCACTTTGAAACAATACATCATCAAAATCGTCATTAACCTCAGGGTTAAGAAGCATGTTCTCTAAATTAAGTGCGTAACTTTGAAAAGTCTGTGCGAAATGAACATTACCGTTACCATCATGTGCTGTGTCGTTATACGCACTAGCATTTTCACCACCGCCTCCTTCGAATAAATTCGTATAGTTAATATAGTTAGGTCCCGTGATAGGGTCATTACCGTTTAAATTAGCATCTGCATATACTGGCAAGTCTAGCAATGCAAATTTAGAAAATTCAAAATTAATGTCAGGATTGTAATAAGCGCGTGTCAAATCCCTTGCTGCATTAGCAAATGCATACATCGTACCTCCTTGTTCCTGTGGAATCCTTATTAATGGTGTAGCCATCTAATTAACTGGTTTATTTTTATATTATGAAATTGTGGCGTTATGTGAACCTGTAATCCACCAAGTGCCGTCCGTACTTCCTATAAAACTAATGCTACCATTCTGTCCAACACTTATTTCAGTATCAGCGCCGTTTATATTGACTAACTCCGTACCTTGCATTAAAAACGGAACTGATGCGATAATAGTTAAAGTTTGTCCATCAGTTGAAATTCCTAGCTCTATATTATTAGAACCAGTGTAAATATAAGCGCCTAGTGTAGGATTTCCTATTGGAAAATTAACAGTAGGAACCACTACGAATTGAAGTGCTTTTTCTAAAATTACATTTTCTTTAAAAGTAGCTTCAACGCCTGCCTCTAATGAAGATGCAGTTACGTTAAACGTATTTAAAGTACCTGTATTTAAAGACAGTGTGCCTGCCGTAATAGCTCCAGTTAAAGATAACGTAGAACTTGTCGTGTCTAGAACATTTGCGATTAATCCTAATTCTTCATTTACGTTATCAAAATTATTATTGATAGTAAGTCTTGAAGAAGAAAGAGAATGCGTTCCTAAAATTGTTGTAATACTTGCCATTTTATTTAATTGTTAAGATGTTTTTTCTTGTTATGTTTTTATTTCCGTTCAAATCAGTTAATTCAAGCTCAATACTGTACTCTCCCTTAGTGTCAAATAAGTATGTCAGCCACTGATTATCATAATATATATCTTCTTTTTTTACACTATTATTTATCAATCTCCATTTCTGCTTTATTATACCTGGCATTTTAGTCAAGTCATAAGAAAAAGTCATGTGATTTAATAGATTTATAGTACCGTGATCATCTATTACATAGGAGTCATTAAAGCTAGGATTGTAGGCCTGGTATTTAACAAAACTAGCAGGATCTATAATCCCAGTAGTTGTCGTTACGTTATAGAAATCATATACTTGATTAGGTTGTTTAGACACTACTAGCATATAATCGCATATATCTGCTCCATCGAAATTGTTTACTATATTTCCGTCAATGTCTTTATATATTGGATTCCAATTGAATTTAGTAAAAATAGGGTATTGATTAGGATTTAAATTATTTAATTCATCCTTTAAATTTTCCCAGGCAACAAAGTCAGTATTGGATGTAGGGTATGTTGTGGTTGGAGTATATTCTTCCACTATTTCAAGATCTGTAAAGGGATCTAACTGCGAAATAGATATAGTTCCATTGTTAGCACCGTTTAATTCTACTTTAAAAGAAGAATTTAAATCAGGTCCGACTCTAGTTTGATCCCAGCATATTTCAGGACCATCGTTCCATACTTGTTTTCTTAGTGATTTCCACTGATATGGTCCGGTTGTTTCATTAAAGCCAGTCGGAGTTGTAGAATCAGCAAATCTTCTTACTATTGAAAATTCTTTACCATCTTCGTCGTCGTGTAAATAATTAGCTCTATCGAGGGTTATATAATATGTAGCAATGCTTTCTTCGACGGTATTTAGGTTTTCTCTACCCCATTCCCATGAAGAACCTGCTTCTTCCCATTTATATTTGTAATTTGCCCAGTCTAATTCAGGTGTGAGTTTCTGATACATTCCATATACTTCAACATTCTTAGATTTAACTATTATCTTTTCATTGTGACTAATGCTTCTAACATTATACAAATCCCAAAAAGCAACATCAATCGTATACTCACCTATATATGGAAGTATTATTGGCAGTGTATACCAGTCGTTAATAGATCCTCTGATAGTTTTAGAGTAGCCTCTAGGACCTTTAATTATCCATTCAATTTCATATACACTTCTTTTCCACCAATCATCCCATGTTAAGAAAGGATCCTGTAAGGTGGTGTATGGAGGTTGTCCTGGTGGAGAATGTAAAACATTAGCATCATCGTCAGTGTCGTTTGCATCTATAAAAGTAAAATCTGCATCATCCCATGTATCTTTAAGGGAAGTTCCAGTTAAAATAATAGGAGCTCCTATAGGAATTCCTGCCATAGTATTATGTGAAGACATATCTTCGTCGTGCCAATCCGTATAGAAAGATCTAATAGAATCTTCTAATTCATTTCTTTCTATTTTATTAAAAACTTCTATCTTTTGATTACGACCTTCTAGTCTATAATCTACTTTCCTAAGATCTTCTATATAAATTGATTTAGCATCTGGAAATATATCATAATGTACATCTTGTCCAGCATACTGTGCATGTATTTGGTGTTGATTATTCCAAACTCTTTGATTTACTCCGTCAAAGTAATCACCCTCTGCTGTAATATCCACGATCTTTGCATTAAGAGGTAGATATTCTCTTTGTAGTTTACGCTTTAAAGCATATAACTTTATTAAGATTTCGTCTGGTGAGAAGTCTGTAATTTCTTCTACTTCTGGTAAATCAAATTTATTTAGTTTTCCAGTAGGAACATTTAACCTGTATGCTAATGAAAATCTAGAAGTTTTCTTTTGATTAGAATTAGGAAGATTTGTATTTTTACTTTTCTTTGCTAAGAAACCAACTTCAGTTTGATTAGCAACAGGAACAACCATCATTTTTCCAAAACCTTCAGATTGTTCATTTATATTTAACCAATATTCTCTAAGACTTACATTATTATATCCAAAGAAATCTATAATACCCAATAGGGCTTTATAAGTTCCTATAAAGGGTTTAATAGTAGAAGCCTGTAATAAAAGTTCTTTTCTTTTTCTATTTAATAGTTTATAATCTACACCAAGGTCTTTAATATCGGAATCTCTAAATATTAGGTAATCCATTTCAGTAAGATTAAGAGCCATGTTAGTTAAAAGGCTTTTTAGTCTTTCATCTTCAGCAACAATTTCTCCATATACTTTAATTTCTGCAACCTTTACATCCAGTCCGTTTTCAGTAGCAAATACTTCTAGTTTTCTAATATGAAATCCTTCTTGTTCTGAACTCATTGCAACATTAGCAATACACGCCTGTGGTTGTATTGCAGCTGCATTTAGAGGAACTATCTTAAAACCATCTGCGTTAACTGATGTATAATAACTATTGTCTCTCATTTCACTAATTTGAAATGAATCTACATTTACATCATAATCACCATTATTCATTTTACCACTATAAAGAAATATGTCTGTGCTTTCTCCATATTCTGTGGTGAATTTAAATTTAAGTGTATTCTTATTTGCGTCAACTGATATAGGATGTACAAACCTTTGATTATCTAATTCATCCTTTACTTCTTCTAACACATATATGTTTAAAGTTTCATATAAGCCTGTAGATATCTCAGGTAAAAATGCATTACCCGTAGAATATCCTAAATCAGAATTATATTCTAGATTTAATTCGTTAGAATTATTATCAAAAAATCTTAGATTTTGGTATGACATTGTTATCTAATTTTTTTATCGTTCTTTTTAATAGTATAAGACTTATAACTCTTTAAATAATTCACAGAGTCTACCCAATCAGCCAACACCTCTTGAATAAACTTTATAAAATCATTCATTTGGTTATTTCTCCATATATGTCCAGATATAGAATTCTTTAAAATGTTTTTTCTATAATCATTTCCAAGATTTTTTCTATCGTCAAATACACTTTCTCTAATAGAGTATAGTCTTTCTCTTCTACTTTTAAAAAGATTTTTAAAAATACTCATTATATAGCTTTTCTATTTTTAGCTTGAACTTTAGCGAATATGCTATTTTTCACAGCTGGTTCATCAAAGTAAATTGAAAGAGCTGCTTTTTCTCCAGTCTTTACTGAATCATCCACCATGTTTCCATTTTGATCTAACCATCCACCTCTAAATAACGCAACTTCTTCTTTTTCTAAAATTATATCTCCAAATGAATCTAAATTAATTACATTCTCTGGAAGAGCAGCACCTTCTTCAAAATTAACCTGTGAAGTAGTTACCTTTCTTTTAAAGAAAACCATTTTTTGTTTTCCGTTACCTATATCTTCTAACAATGGGGTAGAAGGAGTTACTGTTACTGTTTTAGAAGTATAATATCCCAATCTTCTAGCAGTTTCTTCTTTTTCAGAAGTGAATTTAACGTTAACCGAATCAATACCTTCAATACCTTCAATAATTGCTACTATGTCTGATTTTGGAAGACGATCTCTTCTTGTAATATTAATTAAGTATTCAGCGACCTTAGATCTAATTTCAGACGATAGGTTATTTTTATGATATCCTTCAAAATATCTAACCTTAATATCCATTCTAAAGTATTGTGGTAAAGGATCTACTATTTTAACTTCAGTCGTTACCATCTGTCTTCCTGATTTTTCTAATAATCCCATAATTCCTTCTTTTTCTATTTCAGTAAAAAAGAATTCAGAAGTATCTAAGCTAAAATAATCTTTATTGTTTTGTAATTTTTTAGGAGTATTAGGTAACATGAACAGATAGATAACATTATCATCATCTAAATATCCATCATCAGTAGTATTATATGCATCTAAATATGAAAACATACCGTATCTTGAAAGAAAGTGTTCATAGTTATCAGGGGTTGCTAATACAAATGAATGTGACTGTAGCGGGGCAATTAATTTTGTTAATTCAATATCTTCTGGATTTGCTCCCATTTTAGGAGCAACTGTAAATGAAAATTCTAATAACTCGTTTAAGTCATGTGTATTTCCTAAAGAATCTGTTCCTTCAGTTTCAAACTTAAAGGTTAAATCAGCTCTACCATTTAAATTACCCATTGATCCGGAAATCTTTAAGTATTCTACTTTAATTGAAGCTCCCTTTTCAGGTATTTCTCCAAATGAACCATTACCGAAATAAAGATCTAATCCACCTGTAATACCTGTTTTCACAATGTAACCTTGTGTTCCCTTCTTCATATCATATAGTGAATCATACTTAGACCATAGGTTAGAATTAACAGTTACCCTGATTTGATCATGATCAATCATTCCTTTTGTTATTACATTAAAAGATTGAAATGATTCTCCAGTTGAAGTTAACGTCTGATCTTCATATTTTCCTTGAATTACGGGAACATATATAAAATTAGAATTAGACTTGTCTAATCTGAATTGATCATTATTAGTTCTTAGGGTATACACTAGACCATTGTCATTTGATTTTATAATAGCATTAGCGGGAATGTTTAAAGCATCTCCTGCAATATCATCTAATCCCTGTACACCTAATCTTAGCTTTAATTCACCAGAAGCGGCAGCTCCTCTAAATGAATCATGTCCTGCTAATCTTGAAAGTCCATATATTGATTCAGGGTTTTGAGCTGTTAGTATATTTTGCTCAACGGTTGAATCTTCTATATAAAAGAAGATTAATTTTCCTATTTCTGAAATAACATCTAGTAATTGTGAAAAAGGAGAAGCAGTTGTAAATGCAGTTCCTACTGCACCATATACCCTGCTAACATACGATCTCACATCTGAGATCATTTCTCCAGTTTTAATTCTAGACGTTGATAAAAAGTTATTATCTGCCATTTTACTTTTTTGTTTTATTATACATAGACACCTACCTGATATCTGTTGTCTACTCTTATATCTATAAAGACTGCATGTCTGTCAACTTCTTTAGTAAAGTCGACATCTACAGTCACGTTAAATTTTTGTGCAAGTGGACAGAATTGAAAAATCTGCTCTGCTACCACTTTTTTTAATAAATAGTCATTATAACTCAATGAATACACATAGTCTTCTAAATTAGCTCCAAATTCTGGATTACCTAGAACATCTCCCTTTCTTGTAAAAAGAACGGTTTCAATCTGAGTTAACAGCCTTGAAATTTCTGAATAATTTTCCATCTCTGTTGGATCAAAACCAGGATCTCCTTGTGCTTTTATATAAAATTCCATTTAACTATATATTCTATTAAGAATGCATCATCCAATCGGTGCCTTCATCTGATTTAATTTCTTCAATAACAGCTTCTAATTCTCCTTCTCCTAATCCCTGTATTGCATCTGCATTTACCTCTATATTTCCTGGCAATGCAAATCCAAAGATACTTAACTTTTGGCCAAGTGATATTTTAATTTTTGCAGCACAGTATCTAAAGAATGCTTCATCTTCGAAAAGAGCACATTCCGGAATAGTTTCATATACCTCTAATATAATATCTCTGTTAGGAGTTTCTCCAGTAAATTTAATCTCATGTGTTAATTGATTATAGTGAAAGCCGATAGGGTTTTCTAGAATTTGTCTAGCCATATCAAAGAAACTTTCATTAACCACATAATACTGAAGGTTCTCTGCTGCATCTACTACACCATCTCCACCGAACATTCCAGTATACATCATTCTTTCAATAGCAAAATCACCTTGTGAAAATCTAATGTCAGTTCCACCTGCATATTTAGATCCAGTTTCGAAACATCCGTATACTGAATATACTTCTCCACCCTTTGTTATTGGATCTGGCCCTGGAAGAGTAAAGCATCTTCTAGATTTAAAAAGATTAGACTCAAAAAGTTCTTTAGGCAAAACCATAAAGTTTTCTTTCATTGAATACTCGTAATTTTTATAGAACCATTTCTTTGCTCTCTTGACAATATTCTCTACTTCTGATTTTGGAAGATTCATAGGAATCATACAAGACCCTGTTACTTCTGATGCCAACTCATTTACAAAGTCGTTAAAGCATCTATCATCATCCCAAGTAGGCTTATCTAAGTGGCTATTATTACCTATTATATTATCACTCATTTTATTTTAATTATTTTTAAACTTCCGTATAAAGTATTTTTTCAGTGTTGTCAAACTTTGCAGTTCTTTTATCATATCTACCGTCTCTAAATATACCGCCTTGCATCGATCCTTTCATTATTCCATTTCCGTATATGTAACAGTCTTTTAATACACAAGACTGGTGAACGTATGAACTTTCTAATTTAGATGAATTAACCTGTGTAGATTGATAGAAATTACACGTATGTATGTCAGATCCATTTATGTCACATCCGAAGAAATCACAATTTGTGAATTCTCCTCTCAAAGAACATCTTACAAATTCATATCCTTCTAATTCTACACAATATGATAATCTACCGCCTTCTACTTGAATAGTTCCGTTGTCAGCATCATAGTTAATATGTCCTTTTGTTAATTCACCATGTGTAAATAATCTAAGAACTCTTTCTCTAATATTAGGCCAGTGTAAATCTATTATCTTTTCATTGTCATTTAAATCGACCGTTAATTTAACATCTTTATTCCATCCCGCATTGATAGATTTCCAATCTTTTCTAGCCTTTATAATTCTTTCATTCTTAGCAAGAATTTTTCTAAGCTCTATTGAATTAAGATTGTTAAATTGAACATTACTCGTGCTATTCCATAGTTGAGTTATAAAAAGATCTAGCATTTGTAGAATCTTAGAAGTTTTCTTTTCCCAATCTTCTCCGCCAAGATATCTAAATTCTAAATAATTCTTATGTCTTTTTTCAAAGTTAATTCCGTAATATTTAGAATCAGGATATATGAAATTACTAGGAGTAATATTTAATCCATCGTAGAAATAAGTATCTGACTTAGGTAAAACGAATTTAATTGATTTTGCGTATGCAGAATCTTTTCTTTCAGGAAAAAACTTAAAGACTTGACTTTCTTTAAAATCTAAAATAAATTTAAGAACATTCATTTTAGATATTCTGTGTTTATTTTCTATTTTATCTGTATCAAAGGATATGTTTAAGTGAATAGAACTTCTATCATTAGTATATCCATTTTCTTCTATCCATTTACATACTTTGATGATCATCATTCTTGCAGAATAATAAGGCTGTGGACCTGTTACGAGTTCCATCAGTTTTTCACCACCTGACATATCAGGTTCTATCTTGAACTCGTCTCTTGTAACTTCAAAATCACTATGCGCCTTTGCTTCTACTCTAATCTTTTTACCTAAAAGACCAGCTAACTCTTTAGCAGTCGTATCGATATCCTTATTAGAATAGAATTCAAATTCAACGCCTAGTAGCGAATTCTTTAATATGTCTGAATTATTAATATTATTCATTTACGTAATTGTATAACTTAAGTTGGTTTATATATCTCTGTTAGATACACTATAACGTGAAAAAGCCCGAGTGATCGGGCTCTTTCAATTAAATTATAGATTTGATTATAGTTTAAGGAATACTTTTCTAGTATCTTCTTCGACTCTAATCACTTGGACAGTAATATCTGCACCTTTCGATATGTCTTTAATATCTATGTTCTCAGGGAATTCAGATACATGTAAGAGTCCTACAACACCTTCTTCTATTTCTATAAATAAACCATAGTCTTTAGTAGATTTTACCTTTCCTACTACTTCAGTTTTCTTAGTATATCTTGAAGAAATACCTTCCCATGGATCTACTTTCTTTTCAGCAGGAGAACCTTGGACAAGTGTAATTTTTCTTTCATTAATAACTTCCTTAACATAGAATTTAATTTCTGTTCCTGGCTCTAAAGATCTATCTCTATGTGCCTTTGATGTCTCAGTATCTAGGTCGTTAACGTGAATCATACCCGTTAAACATCCTTCAAATTCAACAAATACACCATATTTTGCAGAGCCTGTAACATGACCTGTTCTTTCAGATGTAATGTCCTCTTGTATTTCTTTAAGTGTATTAGGAATAAGAGCTCTTAAGTATGCTCTGTGGGAAACTACAACAGTTCCTTTTTCTTCTGAATAACTAACAGGTACTACATACATTTCGGTGTCAATAATTGATTCGAAGTCGTGTAATTTATTTACACCTGCTAATGAACCTGGCATAAAGCAATCAATGCCTTGAACTTGCACCATATATCCTCCACCTGGAATCATCTTAGCAACAACACCACTGTATGCTGTATTTCCATCGTCAATAGATGCTACGATTTCTTTAATAACCTTAGTCTTAAGACCTTCAGTTACTGAACCTATCATATATTTTTTGACATTCATTGAAGTGTCAGCTATTAACTGAACGTCAACTTCTACTCCCTGTTTTAAAAGTTCTCTTACTTCTACGGTTTCTCTTGATAAATCTACATAGACTAATTCTCTATATCCTACATCAATTGATGCCCATTCTGAATCAACTGCGTATACTTTTCCTGTATAACTAGCGCCTAATTGTAAAGAATATATTGTGTTAGAGGTCAATGAATGACCTTCCATTATGTCAAATAGTTCTTGAGCGTATGATTCTCTGCTATATACCTTTACACCTTTAGGTGTTTTAATATGTGGATTGGGTTTCCTAAGCTTAGTTACGCATGTTGCCTCATATTGGTCCCACATGAATTCTCCGTTTTCATCCATATAATTTGTATCTGGACCGGGAGTTGGTTTTTCTGGGGCTGGTGAGTTTAATGAAGTTTCTACTTTAACTTCTGTTTCTTGATTTGCTTCAACTAGTTGAGTTGTCGCTGAGAGTCTAGCTCTCTTTTGTTTTTGAGTTGTCTTTGTTGACATTTACTTTGTTTTTAAAAGGGTTAATGTATGTTTTACTAGTTATATATCAAATTACGGTGGCGTCAAATCCTATCATAGGAATATAAGGAACTAAAGGAACCGCTATTCCGCCCATATAAATAAATTTCATTTGGCTAAGATGTGTAAAATAAGAATATGCCAATGCACTTGCAACGTCTTCGGCTGCATCATGCACGTTATCAGAATCCTTTCCTGAATTAAGAGCTCTTCTTAAATTATCTGCTAATTTCTTTTGATTTCCATAACTGACACCTATATATTTTCCCATAAGAACAGGTATTGATGTACATGGTGGTGTCGGGTCACCAGTTGCAAATGGCTGTATTGTTGCATCTTTCCAGTATTTAAGAGTTGCCTTTGCAAGTTCTTTATATGGATCATCTTTACTTCCACCTTCTGCTAACATTGCAGCTTCAATTCCCATTTCTACTATTAAAGTATTTCTAATTTGTTTAGCTAAAGTTCCCGTTTTAGACATATCTATATTTACAATAGAATCCTGGCCTTCGTCACTTGTACCTAATGGACATCCTTGCCACTTTTTTCTTAGCTCAGTATCTACATATTCTGATTTAAGCTTTGAATGCTTTTGTCCATAATCATCAGTTCCGTTCCATGAAAATTCAGAAACAAATGACTGTGTTAGTACAGGCGGCATTTGCCGATTCTCTTCATACGGTTCTTGTATCTTTAGGTTGTTTAATTTAAAATGATATCTGACCTTTATTTTTTCTGAAGGTTCCATTTCTTCATAGCCCTCGGGTAGTGTTGTGTCGAATGGCCAAGGATATGTCATTTCATTTACTTTATCCATTTCTACGGCCACCTCATTCGCCTTTTCAACTGTGCGGTATGCCTTATTTCCGGAACTATTAATATATTCTGTCGAGGCTGGATGTGATAATAATATTGACTCCCTTATATATTGTACAACTAGTTCATGAAACCGTTGTTTATTTCCGGTGCCAGATCCTGCAAATGAGCTCCAGTTCCAATCTAATCCCTTCAGCGTAGCGATAGCGTTATCCCTATTTCGTGTTCTGTCGTATATAATAGAAGTACTTGTAGTGAAATGTGTATTCTTTTCTAGACGCTCTAGCCATTTCCAAAAATCTAGTCTTTTTTCTCCATCTGAGATATCTTCAAAGGTCATTAACAATCTTGTTGCAGTTATTCGAGCTAATTCATCAGCTGATTCCTTACCATCTAAGCGGTGGAATTCAAAATATCTATATCTATATAGGTTTTCTGCTTCGTCATCCTTAAACTCTTCTAAATACTTGTCAAGCTCTTCCGTTGGCTCATATTGTATACCTTCTCCTATTTCACCTTCTAGTTTATTATATTCAGGATCATTGTCCTTCCCTGCAATCGTTAATCTAGTCGCAGCACCTTCAGCTGTCGCTAAGAATGCTATTAAATTATCTTTTTCATTTATAAGGGGTTCTTCGTTATCCGGGGTTACCATCACCGGTTCACCTTTTTCCCAAAGATCATGAAACCACTGTTCGTAGCTTGCTATAAATGCAGATTCACCTGCTGAACTTTCATGATTAGCCATTCCCGGAATACATTGTGCATTGCCCTGAACTGCTGTTAAATATGCCTTCGCTAATTTTTTTCCAAAATCTTTCGCGTCTAGTGGTTGCAATGCTGGTTTTTCTAGAATATCCGATACTTCACCTATGAATGTTGACCATTGTGCTGGCATAATTATTTATTTTCTTGTTGATATGACTTGTGATCTCCTTCGGCAAATGGAACTTGTAAAGTTCCGGAAGGACCAACACCCGTCGGATGAATATGTGCTTTATAGTCTGTAATAAAATTCCTTAGGAATGTCTCTAAGTCTAATCCTCTTACGGCTGGCTGATTAGTGTCTTCACCGGGTTCTCCAGTATTACTTAAAAATATATTACCTGCATCTAAAAATATTCTAGCTTCTGTAGAAATTTTAATATCTCCGGCTTCGTCTATTTGCATTAATGGTCTTTCTTTCGCACCGCTTCCTCTTGTAATTATAAGACCATCTTCTTCTGAGTGATAAATTCTTACGTTTCTTTCAGCATCATATACTAAACTTATTACATTTTCAGCATTGCCAGCTCCTTCTAATATATCTGTTTTAAGATCTTCGTTTTGATCTATATGAAACCAATATTCAGGATGATATAAATTACCATTATCAAATCTAGCTGAAACTATATCTCCTATTCTAGGAACCTGGTGAGAACCTACTGCGTTTCTATTCATAGGAGTTGCCCATGGAATAGATTCATCTGGTAAATTATCAAACTTTCCTAAAACTTTAACCTTACATCTACCTAGTTTAAGAGGATCGACATTGTCGATAACTTCTCCTAACCAATGAGTGTCTCTAAGATTATCAGTATTTAATTCTTTTTCAGTTGACATATATTAATCGTTTACATTACCAAGAGATTGGGCGGCTGCTTTTTCTAAAGCACTTCCAACAGTTGCACTTGTATCTACATTAAACACATTTTCTGCGATATTAGCTCCTATATTATCTACTCCATCTGAAACTCCCCTTAGAGCATCTTGATATATGTTTTCGAAATTAGGAACTCGTCTTCTGACACCGTCTCTTGCTCCTTGAACTAATTCATCTTTCTTTTCTCTTGCTAATCTGTTAATATCAGTTTCTGCTCTATCTTTTAATTCTTTAAGCTTTCCTAGTGCTTTATCTTTTAAGAAACCAAGTATACCATCTGCTGCGTAATCTTCAGAATCGGGTGCTGGTGAATATCCGTTTGGAAATGTGTCTGATACTATTCCATTTAAGACTCTAGCATCGACTTTATCTATAACTTCATATTTCATTTCAACAGTTTGCCTAGTCTGTTCACCTGGATTTTTAGTAAGATCTGCAAAAGGATCTGCTCCTGAATTTAGAGAGAATTCACATTCTCTAAATCTAAACATAAAGAAAGGTCTTGCTGCATTTCCGGAAATACCTTCATTTCCATTTTCTACACCCAATGAAGGTTTAAAATTACCAGGAAATCCTTTAATAGTCTCTAAAGATATTTTCTTAGGAACTCCTGATAATGAAATTTTAGACATATTTTTTATAGTTCTAACCTCAGTAACATATATTGTCATTGAAAATTTTCTAAGATTTTCAGGTAATATCCAATTGTGTTTGTGTTCGTCAAATACGGCCTTTCTATATAAGTGCATCAAACCTGAAACCCTAAGATTAATAGATTCTAAACAACTTAAAGTAAGCTTTGCATCATCTCCACCTCTATATGGATTATTAGGATCTATACCTGCTATAACACGTTCTACTCCCTGTATTCCTTGAAAAAACCATGGAGTATTTTTATTAATATCTAATAGCGCCTTTTTAAATTTTATAAGATTAGATAATCTTTCAGTATAAAATCTAGTAGTAGGGTCATTGTCATCTGGCTTAAACGTAATAGGATCTATTTTGCCAGGAGTAGCCGCGGTTGAATTATCAGAGCCAGTTGCTCCCAGATGTCGAGTGTAATATTCTTCAGCAGCTCCTGAAAAAATAGGAGAATGCTCATGGCTATTAACGTCAAACAATATGACAAAAGATAAATACGTAGGATCCTGATACGGAGACTGCGCTAATTTACCTTTTTTAAAATCTACTGTGCTTTTAAAGTCTGACATGGATTATATATTCTTATTATTATGATGTTGTTTCTGCGTTAATATTATTAAGTCTACTAGGCCATTCTCTTCTTAATAATGTTAATTCTTGAGTAATTCCTGTACTTTCTTTATATCTATATATGATTCCGGCAATAACGTAAAAACCAGATAAAAATTCATCTTTAATCTGATCTGTTCCTAATTCTGAAACATGTTCTGCCTCAGTTTCTTGATCCGTATCAAATCCCTTATCTTCCTTTGCTTTATTGATTCCCTGTGCAGCAGACATTTGTGTAAATCCACTTTTTAAAATCTGAACAGGTATCTTTTGCCATAAATGAATACCAGGGTTAAAGGTTTTAAGATTAACTACTAATTTCATTTTATTCATTTCATCTAGGTTTTGCTGATTGCTAATCGCAGAATAAGAATAATTAAGATGCGTACCCGGTGAATCATCTGATTGAATAGGAAGCCTACCAACGAATTTTGATTTTACTTCTTTAGTATATCTGTCTTCACCTCTTCTGCCCTTTAGGGGTTCTTCAACGTCTTTCATCTCATCACTTGCGAGAGGTTCTAATTCATGAGCCACTATTCCTACACCAGGTTCATAGTAAATCATTTTCCTTTTATATCCATTCTTTTTAGAAAGTGAACCTGCATTATTAACCAGGGAATAACTTTCAATAAAGGTGTTAGTGGAATTCATGTTAGCTGCGTTTGTTAGGATATTAGGAGATTCTATCTTATTGGAAGTCTGATCCTCTCCGTCTTCATCGAAGTCCATAGCCATATTAATGAATGTTTCATCTAAACCTTCTTCTGAGTTTAAAAGTGCATTAATATCGACAAAACATATATTATAATAAGGATCTATACAATACGTTTGAAAACTGTCTTCTCCTATATATGAATGTTCTACTAGGTTATTTAAGAATTCGATATTAGGTTGACATGCACTAAGAGCTTTCATCTTATCGTCGGCCATATCAATGTTAGTAGCTAATCCTAATTTTAATTTAGTTGCAAATTCCTCAATCTGTTCTCTTGAAGTTCCTTCGTATGATGCACACCCTTCAGAATGCATTGTCGGTATTTTCATAGTTCCTTCCATAGAATACTTTGAACCATTTGAAGCTTTTTCTAGATCTCTATTAGGAGGACCTGAAACTTCATCTATATCAAAATCTATTCTTATATCTCTAAACGTGTCTTGTTGCCTAGCAGCAATCCTAATAGATATAACATCTCCATCTCTTGGTGTTGAATCACTATCAAATGTACCTGCCGTATCCATTATTATTAGACTTATAGTAGGAATCTTATCATTACAA